AGCAGTCGAGATTCCAATGTTTTTGAGAAGTTCAGAAGAAACATTCTCATTCACGAAGGTCTTAACCTGTGCGATTTTTTCGTTCATTTGTTTTTGATAATTGATTTGTGGGGATGTGTCCCTCACATTGCTAGGACACTTTACAAGCTACAGTTAATAAACTGCGATGAGTTCTTTTGCTTTTTTTCTGCTGCTGCCCTTGGCAGAGATGCTACGGGACACCTCCAACGAATAAATTTCTGCATTTTTATAGAGTTCTCTAGTAGTGGGAACATCATGGTTACTGATGATAACTTTAGCACCACGATTAGACAAGGATTCTGCTAACTCTGCCAACTGAACTTGTTGGTCATAAGTAAAACCTTCCTTTGCATAATCAGTGAAACTAGCAGTATCTGATGCAGGAACATATGGAGGATCAAAATAAACCACATCACCAGACCCAATGTTTTCATAGAGTGCAGAATCTTCAAACGATGTTGACACAAAACGATGATTCTTCTGAAGATAGTACATCCTGAACGCCATCATTTCATTCACAGGACATTTTGGATTCTTCATCTTTCCAAAGGGAACATTGAAACCTCCCTTAGAATTGTACCGTGTTAGACCATTGAAGCAATGGCGATTAAGATACACAAATAAACGCGAACGCTCTAAAGTGTCTGTGCTATTATTAAACAACTTGCGAAACGCCAAGTATTCTTCCTTGTCATTATTTTCAGGACAAAACAACTCATCACAATACTTCAGAAAACTATCATCATTAGGATTCGTCAGATACCTATAAAGATTGATGAGGTCTTTGTTGATGTCATTCAAGACATACTCCTCAGCATTAACATTCAATGCGACAGCTGTGCTGCCACTGAATGGTTCAATGTATCGTCTGGGAGTACCAATGAGGGGAAGCAATTCAGGCAGGACTCTGAACTTATTGCCTGCCCATTTCAAGAAAGGTTTACGCATACAAATAATCTTTTAGAATAACACGGAGTGCAGTATGTGTGCCTTTTTTCTTAACACTACCAAGTTTGATAAGATCATTAGCATCGGAAAGATAACAATCTCTTGGATACTTAAACTCATTAGTATTATCGCACCATTCATTCAAATCTTCAAGTGTAAAAGATTTTTTGAGTCCATTCTGCATAGCATAAATGAACACCAGACGCAAGAAATTTAGTTCCTTATACATGTGCTCTTTTCGATCTTTAGCACCCAGGATGTTAGCACCACCATTAACATAGATGTTATAGTCACAGACATCTTTATTATTGCCAGTGTCTCTTTCAATGTAAAAGAGTTCCCACAAAATCCAATCAACGGCAGTCAATCGCAGTTTCCAAACATATGCGACACGATCACGAATCCAGGAAGAAAAATTCTTTTCTCCTTGCCACTTGATTGTAGACCCACCACGAACTTTGTTCCTACCAAACAATTTGTTTTGCCAATATTCCTCAACATTACTATCTTTGATTATTTTAATCTCAGAAACAAGTTGATTCAAAAATTGATTAAAATATGGTGCCTTACCATTCATGTATGCTGCTGTCATGTCAACACAAAGAGCACGATAGATTTTGCTATACGTTGATCCAACGTTGACAATTTCAGCAGTTATTGCAGGAACATTCTCAAAAATAGGTAGATATGGTTTCACAATATCTGCCATTGCATCTACATCTTTAGGAACAGTATTATTGTCAATCAAACTGATAGGTCCGTCCATGTCATTTAGCAGCCATGGAGTTAAATTTGATTGTCCAGTTGTTGCATCTAAGTAACCAAAACCATTTAGAACAGAGGTATAGTTATCATTCTTAGATTTACCAGATGCAGTGTGATCAATGGTACGATAAATTCGATTATATTCATCATTACTAGAAATCAGAACAATTTCATATCGAAGTGTTGATTTTTCTTCAGGAACACAATCCGAGAGAAGATAATCCTTTGGAATATCTAACTCACCATTAAGAAGTTTGCACAGGGTAACAATAAGAGTGTTACCATTCATCTGCTTAGGTGTCCATGCTTCAAGAATATTGCCAAAGTTATCTACAATGTCAGTGGTTGGAACCACTATCATATTTTCACGATTTGCTGTGTCATGATTGTAAAGAACATATCTTCCATTCTCATCTTTCTGTTTGAAGAAAGTTTCGTAGACATCACCTTCTGCTCTATTTTCGCTATTTCTTTGAAGGGTAACTGGTTCTAAAACTTTGCTGTAGGAATTACCTCTTTTCTCAACCAATCCATTATAGAAAGGGAGATTTACATGGTTAGAGGATTCTCCTTTTTCGTGCATTTGTTTTGCGAGCAGCACAATTTGCTCGATAAGAGTTTGAGTCAACATAGATTTTCTCCGTGTATAGCTTTGGAGTGTCAAAACGAGTATAGGTTTGTTTTGACTGGACTTATTTAGTGTAATAGGTTTTTAATTAGTTGTCAAGTAATCATTTGTTCTTAAAAATGTGCTTAACTCCAGATTGTTTGAAGTAATAAGAATAAGCAGATTGTGCGTCTGGTTTTGTAATAACAACACCATTCCAAGTGTTTCTGCTTGCACCACCACCTTTACCTTTAGGACGAATCTCTAGAATTTTAACTTTCTTGCCTTGATTCACAGCACTGGCACTAATATACTGACCAGAATTAACTAGAGTTCGCATACGTTCAGTGATGTGATCATAATCCTTCTCCATTTGATTGTAAAGTTCAGGATGAGTGTCTTTAGAGATTACAAAGTTCTCACCAAATGTCCACTCGTCAATATCACCATCCTTGTTAATAGGTGCAAAATGAACTTGTTGAATCTTTTCATATACAGCACTTTCATAGAATGGAACATTATTCATTGCCTCATGGAGAATCTCCTGAAGCATGATAATGTCACAACATTCAGCAGGACAGTTTTTCAAAAATTTGAGAGTCTTACAATCACCGCCATTGCGGTAATCACATCTTTCAGAAGACTTAGGAATACCAATCTTTTTCTCAAATTCACCACCAACAGAACCTTTATTACGTTTGCTGATGTTAGGCAGAACATCGACTACTTTCTTACCCTCATATTGTTTAGCGTTTGCAAATCCTTCTGCAAGTGTAGGACGATTGTCGGACATTGATCGGGTGTCTTGACTCATTACTATGACAGTTTACAAGCTACAGTTAGAATTAGCAAGCGAAGGGTATCAGTGCATTAAAAAACGCCTGCAACACTGTTACAGGCGATTTTAGAGGGGTCTCAGAGCATCTTATGGTTGATAATGACTTGCGGGTTTGTCTGTACCCTTGCGAATGTCACGCACTAATCTGTCACCTGCTCTCTTTAATTTACGACGCTCATCTCTAGAATACCCTGAAGCTTTCTGAGGTTTGTAATTGGGTGAGGTTTCAGTTTTCTTCTTCTTGGTGAGAAGTTGTGTTGCAGTTGGTGTTGCTTTCTTCTCAGGAGTTTTGGTTCCTCCTTTCTTAGCAGCGATTCTAGCTTGTGCTGCTGCTCTTCTCTCTGCCTTCACCTTATCTGCATACGATTGTTTAACCTCAGCAGATCCTCTTTCTTTCTCAGGTTGTTGTAACCTGGTGGATGCTTGTCTCTGTTGTCCAATATCCTTGCGGTCTTTGTATGACTTAGCAGGCACCATTTTGCCGCCACCAGCAGCTTTCATTCTGCGTTTTTCTGGTTCTGATTTACGACGGTCACGCCCAATTTCACCACGCTGACCAGTTTTTCTGATCTGCGATGATCCCATCACATCTTTATCATATGCTTCAGATACAAATTGGGCGAATGTCTTCATCTCTTTAGATCTTAATCCTCAAGAGTATTTAGTTAATTCAAAACCATCCACAAACTCCATTAGATAATAATCCATTGTAAGTTCTAATCTTGCTGCTTCTTTCTCACAACGATCCCAGAACTCCTGAGCATCTTTTTCCATTTCTTTTTCAGTCATTGTGGTTTAATTCCAAAGGAAGATGAAAGTGTTTCTCTTTGCTTGATGTAGAGTTTAACATATGCTTTCAACATGGTTTTACATGTCTCAAGATCACCAATAGTATCAATGTCACGGGAAAGTTTTTCAAACTCAAACGATCCATTGATACTACCTAACTCAATGTCTTCAGGTTTCATACTGCTAATGCTCCAGAGGGGATTTCAATAATTTTGGGAAGTTCATTACCCAGTGGATTCATTTCATAGCAAATCCACTCACCATTGCGGAAAACGTAGTGATACTCTTCGGCATTTACAGCAAGAAGATAATCACACAGGTCAGCATCAAGGCGAGGAGGGCAATCTTCACCACGCTGGGAATAGTATTCGGGAACATACTCACCCACAGGAAGTTTCGTTTCCCAGCAAGCATCAGACCAACAGGATGACATATCGCCACCATCAATCAGTTCGGAAACTTTCTCCTTCGTATTGTAGTGCGTCTTGAGAATCCGACCCAACCAAGAAGGATAAGAGTCCCAATGATGATAAACAGAAAGAATAGAGTCATCTTTGAGTTGAATACCAATACGACCGCGAGTTGCCATGTGTTTGAGTGGTGCTTACAATACTAGGACAGTTTAGAGGCTACAGTTAGGATCAGACTAGAAAGTTTTTCTCATAATTAAGGAGATCTTTGGGTGCTGGTATGATGTTGTCACCATATTCAACAGCATCTTTCCACTGTGATCCAGTTTTTTTATAGAGTTTAATACCAAGGTGTTGATATTTAAGATCCGTTGGTACATAGACCTTGTAATCTGTACCATCATTGTCAGTGAGCATACTGAGTTGTTTGTTTTCACTCTTGGTCACGCAAATAGTCATGCGAGCAAGATTAAACAAATTTTCAAAAATGTCATAATCAGACAGATATATCTCAGAATTGTCCATAATCATGCGACAAATAAACTGAGGTGAGAGACAATGATCATGGGTGCGTTGTTCTGAGTTGTTCATTGCCTCTTCGCTAATCAATCCAGAATGATTATATCCAGAACTGAAAACCTGCTCATAAAACAAGCGGGTGATTGGTCGGAAAAAGTCAGGATCCCCCCAGCTATCAATGTTAGCATTAAGTGCATTAAAAGCAACCTGACAGTAAGCTTTCCAATTTTTTGAGGATTTCATGGTTGAATGGTGCTTACAATACTAGGACAGTTTAGAGGCTACAGTTGTCATTAGCGACGAATCTCACTGATGGCAGGCATCCCCTGATTGAAGACAACATCAACAACTGCCTGAACTTTGCGGGCAGTGCTGATACCAACAGAGTCATAAGTAGGGACACAGACAAGACCGAAAGTCTTCTCTTTGCCACCCAGTCGAATAACACGACCGATGCTCTGACTGATACCAATGTAGTCCATGTTACGCATGAAGATAACAGCTTCAAGACCACTCACATTGATACCCTCAGAGAGAATACTGTGATGGATAACTACAAACTTCTTGGTGGCATCTTTGCCCCAAGTGTTCAGAGTGTTGAAGAACTCTTCGCGGTTGACTTTCTTGCCGTCGATGATTGCACCAGTCTTCGATGTGATTGTCATCCAAGAATAACCGCGATCAGCAAGTTGAGAGCAGAAGTCAGATTGAGAAAGAAGACCAACAATCTGCTTTGTTGTGCGAGCACAAATCAAAGTTTTGCTGATGCCATTCTCATCAATAGTTTCCAACAGGTTGTCAGCATCTTCTGCAAATACAACCTTACGACCTTTCACCATTGGCAGTTGCTTAACAACAACTTTAGGGGGAAGAATGTAACCACCTTCCACAAGCTCAGGAGCAGGAACATTGACAAGAACCTGACCATAAACAGACCAATTCATGCCTGGTTTCTTAGGCGTCAAAGAATGTTTAGGAGTGGCAGTATAACAATAGGCACGATCTGCGTTCTCCAGAAAGAACTCAGTGGCAGGATAAAAGTTCTTCTTCACACTGTTATGTGCCTCATCAAAGTAAATAGTATTCACTTCAATATCTGCATCAACAATACGCTGAAGAGAATTGTAAGAGGTGAAGATCACAACATTCTCACCAGCCGTGCGGGCAGTGTTAGCAAACATGTGAATCTTGTCTGCTTTGGTGCTGCTGTAGTGGTGAGTTTCGCCACTGTGAACGTGCATGATATGAGTGTTGGCAGTATCAATAACCTCCAAGAACTCAGAGCACAGTTGCTCTGCCAACAAAATGCGGGGAGCAACAACAACAGTGGTGGTGCCGTTAGTGATAGAATCGTGACGACGCTGAGTGTCAAGAATCATGGTAAGAGTTTTGCCACCACCAGTGGGAACAATCACCTGACCTTTGTTGTAATTTTGCAGACGGTCAATGATGCGCTGCTGGTGAGGGCGAAGGGTGATGGTCAAAGTGTCGTATTTCTCTCAATATAGCCAATATACAAAAAAACACCACCCCAGTCAAGGGGTAGTGTGCAGTTCAAAGATTGTCACATCAATAATCTAGAGTGTCAAATTCTTCAACATAGCAATCAACATTCTCACCAGGTTCAAGATTAAACAACTTTTCCCAATCAATTTGTCGCGCATCAAAATCCTGGAAAACTTCCATGTCCAGAGTAATGCGAACTTTTTGTTTTTGTGCGGCGAGATAAGAAACCATGATGCTTTGATTGAAGTGACTTGAGTATATTAGTCGATATAAACTACAGCGTCAATGGGGCTTGTGCCAGTTTATTTAGAAGTCTTTTACTAAAATTTTGAAATCCTTACATCCTTGCGATTGCATAACTTTTTCCCAAAAAATAGCATCTTCAATCTTTAAGAATGTTGCTTTGTGGTTTGCATAACCCTTTTTCTTCGGTTTTTGGTAGTTCACTTGGTACATTGTTCCAATGACGAATAGCGTTTGCAATAATAAATCCGTTAGTTGTTACCAACTGTATCATGATAAGTGTGCGAATAGCAGCAATTACATCTGCCTCTTTATTGCTTCTACCCTCTTTTTGACCTAAAGCATAAGCCCAAAGTCTCCATACACTTTTACTTTTACTCACTATTTACTTTTCTAAAACAAACTGAATTAAATCGACCAGATTTATTTAATATAGAAACTTTTGTATGTTGTGAGTGTACTTCTACATCACTAACGATATATTCACGACCAATAATCAAAAAAGATTGAGCGGGGTCATCATTATTACCCCACTTAACTTGTTCTTTACTGCATCCAATATATTCAACAACATCACCAATTTTTATGTTAGTCATTTTTAATTAAACTCCATGAGCCATCTTTATTACCAATCCACTCCAAAATATCACCTTCTTTCCATCCAAGTTCTTCCATCATCTCATCAGGAAATGTGAGAACTCCATCATCATCAATTCTTAGTGTTGTTCTCATCGCGAACAATAACAAATTACAGAGTTATCATACTGTTTTTGACAAATAGATGCAACATTCGGTTGTGGTTTGAATAGATTAAGGAATCCAACAATCACGATAACTATTTGTGAAAGAACAACATAAAGAAACAATTTATCTTTCATTTTAAGTAAGAATTGTTTTACTTGAATCCTTTGTTGATATCTAACACTTCAACAGAATCTAAAAACATAGAATCTGTCTGAAACCATGCTGATCTGAGTTCTTCATAGTCAGCAAATACAATGGACTTGCCGTTAGTTAGACGTAGTTTATATTTGTGCCTGTTATACAACTTAGAGCAAGATTCTGTGAAGTATTGTGGATCACTGGGGTCAATACATTGATTCATGGGTCAATCGGTCGATATTCTTGCGACTTATATGTTTTTGTTAGATTTTCATCATGAATAGAATTTCTACTCGTCACATATTCTAATTCATGCCAATACCATCTTTGACAGACAACTAAAATATGAGTTTTTTTATGTAACGGAGAATCTTTCACATTTTGTTCACACTTTGGTTTTGTGCCAACTTCAATGCTGATTGATTGATCGCACACAAAATAGACCCAACCCTCATCAATGTGACCATTATGGTGCCACTTCACATAATC